CTGCCCGGAAGAAGACTCGAACTTCCATACCCTTGCGAGCACTAGTACCTGAAACTAGCGTGTCTACCAATTCCACCATCTGGGCATCTTATCTTTAGATATAACAACATTCCATAACATATCATGGGTTTGTAAGGTGTTGTCTAATTCCTTACAGGGTAAAGAATTAAGTGTCCATAAGAACCCATAACATATCATAAGATATAATGGCATATCAGCGGGAAAAAGTCAAGAATTAAAAAAAAGTATCAGTTTTGTATCAGTCATGAGAAAAAGTATCAGTCAAGTATCAGTTTTGTATCAGTCAAAAAGGACTTATTTGGAGCAAAAGTCCCATTTAAGAATGAACTGGGGGATTATATTTTTGAGGTATGAATACGAATTCTGTAAAATTTGACAACATCAAGGCGGAGGCTATTGTAGCCCAATTACTGACTAATGCTGCGGGGGTGCGGTATGGGGCGGTTTCTGTGTCCGCTAAAATGCACGATGGGAGGGTTGTTGAGGTGTCCTATTCCAGAACTGAACATACAAGAGATGTAGAAACTAAAAAAGGCAATAACCAATAACTGACCCTTTTCCCTGTTTGAGAGGCTTCCGGCTGTGCGGGAGCTTTTTTTTGCCCTAATCACTTTTTTGGCTCAACTTTGAAAATGGAGCAAAAGTCCCATTTTTTTCTAAATACGGCGGTCGTATTTTTGATGTATGAAGCGGCTGAAACCGTTTTGTAAATCTGAAACCGGAGGTCGGAGTGGACGATTATATGACCGCTAGAGAAGTTGCCGTGCTGCTCAAACTTTCTTTGACGACAATACGCCGCTACACCATGAAAAAGGAAATCCCTTTTCACAAGTTGGAAAGGGCGGTTCGTTATAAAAAATCAGAAGTTAAAGAATGGTTTGAAATGCGGGAAGCTGCAAAGGCTAATAAGCAAGACGAAAACCAAGAGGGCGGCTTGTTCACCGAAACGGAAATCGGGGGCGAAGCGTGACCGACATAGACAAAGCCATTGAAGAAGCAAAGGCAGATAATCTCCCTTTTGAAAGTTGGGAACGTTTACCTGACGAAGGCGGGGCGGCGTTTGGGGCTTTCTGTGTTTTCCGTGATTTGGGGTTTGAAAGGAGTATCAGAAAGGCTGTTGAAAGTTCGCTTCAGGGAAGCGGTGAAATAAATGCAACCTTGCTAGGCAAGAAATACAAAGTGTGGCGGAACTATTCTACTCAATTCCGCTGGCGTGAACGTGCGGCGGATTATGACCGCTACATTGAACACTTGAAACAAGGGGAGCTGCGGAAAACAATCGAAGCCCAGGGCGAAAAGCATAGAGCCGTTACCGGAAAAATGCTGAACCTTGTTGAAAAGAAACTTGACTTGATGAACCCTGCGGAACTGACACAGGGCAATGTTACCGAATGGGTGCAGACGGCTATCAAGGCGGAACGTGAAGCGGCGGGGCTGGCTGGCGGCAAGCCTGAGACGAAACAAGGGGAACTGAACTTTGCTCCCGACTTTGAAGGGCTGTAAACATGGGTACTACGGTTAAATTCAAGCCTACGGTAATTCAACGGCAAGCCCTGAAACTTCTTAAAAGCGGGGCGAAACATATTTTGCTTTTTGGCGGTTCTCGTAGCGGCAAAACTACGGTACTGGTGATGGCGATTATTTACCGTGCTTTACGATTTGCCGGCTCTCGACATTTGATTTGCCGTTACCGTGCAAAGGACGCTCGGTCATCGGTTATGCGGGAAACCTTGTTACCGTGGCTTGATAGAACTGTGGGGAAAAACGGTTATACCTACTTAGCCCACGAAAGCATGATAACGCTTTTTAATGGTTCTGAAATTTGGATTGGCGGCTTGGGCGATAGAGAGCAAGCGGATAAGATACTCGGACATGAATACTGCACTATCTACTTCAACGAAATTTCACAGTTGAGTTATGCGGCGGTAACTACCGCTTATTCACGGTTGGCAATGCGTGTTCAAGGCTGCCGGAACTTGTTTTATTATGACTGCAATCCGGGCAGCCCTTTACATTGGGCTTATAAGATTTTTGTACTAAAACGTCAATTCCTTTCCGGTGAACCGTTAGAAAAAGCGGAACTGTATCAATCTATGCTTCTTAATCCCGAAGATAACAGAGACAACCTGCCGGAAGATTATATCGCTGACATTCTCGATGTGCTTCCTGAAAAACAAAAAGCGAGATTTAGGGACGGCTTGTGGGTAAAAGCGGAAGGCGTTATCTATGACCGCTTTGATGAAACGATGATTGTCAATGCCGCTGACTTGCCGAAAGAGTTTGACCGATACGCCGCCGGACAGGATTTTGGTTTGAATATCACCTTTGTAAAAATCGGGTGGGTTGGCGATGTGATATACGTCCTTGGCGATTATGGGGCGTTCAACATGACTACTCAATCTTTCAATGAGGAACTTTCAGCAAGGGGCTTGCTGGCTTGCCCTGACGGTATGGGGCTTCCGGTTTATTGCGACCCTGCGGGTGGAGAACGTATACAGGAAATCACTGGCGGCACTAAGGCTAATAATTCTGTTGACAGCGGTATTGACTTCATCAACGCCAAAATAGAACGCAAACAATTTTTTGTGTGCGATAGATGTACCGGGGTTCTTTCGGAGATTTGGGATTATTGCAGAGACGAAGCGGGGCAGATTGTAAAAGTTAATGACCATTATTTGGACGCTCTGCGTTATGCGATATTTTCTGATGTTCAATACGGAGTAATACTATCATGAATTTATTACAAAAAATACTACCCAACCGTAGGCGACAAAATAACAACACACAGTTAGCTGAAAAAGGAATATCAAATGCTTCTATTTCCTTGACTTCTGATGAAGATTTTATTAACTTTTATAATATACAACAAAGTGAGTATTCGTACTCACTAAACGCATGGGTGAATATTGCTGTTAATATCCTCATTCGTAATATTGCTCGCGCTGATTTTACCATAAAGAATGACGGCGAAGATGTGGAGTGCGGGCTGATATATGATTTATTCAGAAGACCGAATTCAAGTATAAGCCGATATGACCTCTGGAAGGAAACTGCCGCCTGGTGGCATTTGGAAGGCGAAGCGTTTTGGTGGTTTGGTTCTGATTATTCCGGCGGTATTCCCAAAGAAATATTTATCCTTGACCCCCGAAAAATGCGCCATGAGGGAGAGCTTTACGGCGGGTTTGATTTTGGGTTTCGGCATATTCCCCGCCGATGGTTTTACCATTACGGTACTGAACTTATCCCGATACTTTCTGATGAACTTATCCATTTTAGGGAATGGAATCCATGGAATCCTGTCCGTGGGGTTAATCCGCTTCTGTCGCTTTCGCTTGAACTTGAGCAGGATTATTACGCCAATAAAGCGAATTCTCAATTATTAAAAAATAACGCTATTCCTCAAGGCATATTAAAGACCGAACAGACTTTAAGACCGGAAGAAGCGGATCAACTTGAGCGGCGTTGGGAGAGCAAATACGGTGCGGTTAAGGCCGGCAGGAAAATTGCGGTACTTGGCAGGGGTACTGAATTTAAGCCGGTTACTTTTTCTCCTGATGTTATAAAACTTTTTGAACTTAAACGCTGGAACTTATATACGATACTGGCTAAATACGGTATTCCCCCTCGTGTTGCCAATATCAGTGATAAGTCTACGGCTTTATCCGGTAAAGATACGGCGGAGCAGCACTCGGCGTTCTGGAAGTATACCCTTATTCCTATTCTGCGGCAGTTTGAACAAATACTCGAAACTCAATTTTTTATCCGGCTCGGTATTAAAGAACGTGGTGTTTTTGACCTGTGGGATATTCCCGAACTGCAGGAGAGTGAAGACCAGCAGAGCAAAAGAGATATTGCGGAGATTTACGCCGGTATCAAAACCATTAACGATGTCTTGAAAGAAAGGGGCAAGGAACCGAAGCCCTGGGGTGATGTGTGGCATCGTCCCAAGAATTTAACCGCTGCTGACGGCAGGAACGGGGGCGGCGGTTAATATGGGCGGTACGCTTCTGATTACCAGAAAAACAAAACGGCACAATTATTTTATTGGCGCATTGGAAGCGAAGGGTTTTAGAGATGTAACCGCTACTGCCGTGGAAAGAAACGGTTTGAGTTTGGTTATTAACGATGTAAAACCAAAAATGATAATTATTGATATTGAATTTTTTAAATCTTCATCGTGTTACATGATAAAAGGCATGGTTGATAAATACGAAGATATTATTTTTATTGTTTTTTCCATGATGGAATTTCCGCTTAATTGGGCTATGTGGCTTGTTACCAACGGCGTTAATTCATATTTGAACTGGCTTGATGATGAAAAAGAATTTAATTATGGGCTTGAGTGTATTAAAAACGGAGTTAAATATATTTCACCTGACGTAAAGGAATTTATGAATAGCATTAAGGAACTTTCTGCGCCTGCTGAAAATGTAACGGGCAGGGAAATGGAAATATGGCGGTTGATATGCTGCGGTTACAAAGAATATGAAATGGCTGATGAATTGAATGTAAGCGTTCCTACGATAACTTTTCACCGGAGAAATTTATTAAACAATTTGGGCGTTCGCAACTCCGGGGAAGCGGCTAAGGTTGCGCATTGCTTACATATATTCGGCGCTGATGAATTAAATTTTTACGGCGGCAGGTACGGGGTAAAAAACGCCGTAGGCGAATTCAATAGAAATCGGAGGTTAAACAAATGGTCATAAGGGCAAAGGGCGGAGAAAAGGGAAATGAGCAATGAGCAATTAACAATGAGCAGGGAACAGAGAGTAGAGAGCAAAGAAAAGAAAATAGTGAGTTATGCGTAATAAATATATAAATGGGCGATTAGGGGGATTTATGTTGATTAGAACGAAAAGCGGGAACTTTCAAACTGGCAATGCTTTTGAATTGCTTGATTTTTTGGGAGTGAAAAAAGAGGCGGCGGGAATTCAGTCGAACCGTAGGTTCGCAGTGGCTGCTGATGTGGAACTTATTGCGGCTGTTCCTTTTACAATGAGCAATGAGCAATTATCAATGAGCAATGAAAACGGAATAGCGTGGACGCTTTCAACTTTTGATCTTGACCGTTATGGCGAGCGGATAGACCCGCAGGGGTGGGATTTTAAGCGGTATATGCAAAATCCGGTTGTTGAGTGGGCGCATCGGTACGATATTCCGGCTATTGGGAAAATTGAGAGTTTGACTATTGATGATGAAGGGTTGCATGGGCTGGTTTTTTTTAACCCTAAAGAGTTTGACGCTTTTGGCTGGTCGATTGGGGAGCGGGTAAAGGCGGGTGTTATCCGGGCTGGCTCGGTGGGGTTTCGGGTTCTGGAGATTGAAATTCCGTCAAAAGAAGATAGCAAGGATGGTACATCGCTTATTTTTCGTAAGCAGGAACTTTTAGAGTTTTCGATTTGTAATGTTCCGGCTAATCCGTTTGCTTTGGCAAAGACAATGGGGAATGGGGAGTGGGGAATAGGGAGTAGGGGAACTCAAGATGAGGGCAAGGGCGAAGGATGTGAGCAATTAACAATGAGGAATGAAGATGGGAATTCTGCTTCTCCGTTTTGGGGGAGCTTAATAAATAACCTATAGGGGGAAATTATATGGACGAACTGTTGAAGGCTGTTTTTAAGAAGATAGCCGAAATGAAGAAAATCGAAAAAACCGGGTTCACCGATCCCGCGAAGGCGGCGGAGTATTTTCAGGATAAGGAAATACTGCTTGAGGAAATGGCGAAGGCTCTTGAAACTGTCGCTTCCGGCAATTCGGCGCAGGTTGAACAACTGG